AAAGAAGATAACGACTTTTATCACATGCATGTGTCAAACAAGAGTATTGATCAGATATGCAGCTTAATTAAGCGTTGGTATTATAACGAAGTCGGTAGAGGTAATCAATGCTTAGTGGTTTATGACTATGTGAAATTAACTGGTGAGAAAGTCGGCCAAAACTGGGCCGAGTATCAAGCAATCGGGGAGAAGATCAATAGACTCAAAGAGGTCGCTGAAGAAGTAAATTCCCCAATGCTTACAGCTATGCAACTTAACAGGTCTGCTGAAGGCACAAACAGGGTCGATAACAGTTCGGCCATCTCCCTATCAGACAGGCTACAGTGGTTTGCTGCGTTTGTGGGCATCTTCAGGCAGAAGGACGAGGACGAACTGCTCCTTGATAATGAGTATGACGACAATGGTAACATAACCCGCGATTTTGGCACTCACAAGCTGATACCAGTTAAAAGTCGATTTCAGGGTAGAGACGCTATGGGCCATGCCGATTACCTACGCAGGGTGTATCCTGACGGCTCCCAGAAGAATGTTGGGAACTACATTAACTTTAACCTGCAAAACTTTGGAGTTACGGAAATGGGCTCACTAACGCATATATGCGAACGTGCGCGTGAAATCTACTCCGCTGATGACGGCAGTCCTAATGATGGGGATGTTGACCTGTGAAGAAGATAGAAAACATCAAAGAGGTACTCCTTGAGTTGGGTTACAGTAACATCATGGACACACCGAAGGCTTATAGGGCTAGGCCGATATACAGAGACTCAGATAATAATACGGTACTATCCATAGATAAAACCAGCGGCCATTTTATTGACTTTGCCAGAAATATTACTGGCAGTTTTGATGACCTAGTAAAGCTATCACTTAATCTCACAACGATTGAGGAAGCTAGAGTTTGGCTGTCAACAAAGACAGTCTCAGTCTCTATCGAAAGGGTTCAGAAACCCGAAATACAAATGTCAAAGATTTACTCGCCAAGCCTGCTAAACAAACTCCATCAAGACCACTCTTACTGGGAGCAAAGGGGCGTTTCTACGTATTCTGTTAGTGAGTTTAAAGGCGGCGTAAGCAAGAGCGGTAAAATGCAACACAGATATGTTTTCCCTATATTTAACGGAAAGAACGAAGTCATAGGTTTTGCTGGTAGAGACTTACTACAGATAGAAAATAACAAGCGGCCAAAATGGAAACTCATTGGTGACAAATCAATGTGGAAGTACCCACTTTTTCTTAATTATAAATTATTAAAATCTGAAAAACGAGTTATAATAGTAGAAAGCATTGGTGACATGCTTTCACTGTGGGACGCTGGTATTAAAAACGTAGTAGTGTCTTTCGGTTTGTCTTTAAGTTCTGGATTAGTAAACACTCTCTTAAGATACGACATATCCGATATCATTGTTTCGTTTAATGATGACAGCGAAAACAATGGCGCTGGCAATAGAGCGGCTACTAAAGCAAGAAATAAACTTTTAAATTACTTTGATCCAAGTCAAGTTAGGGTTATATTTCCTACTCTTGGCGATTTCGGTGAAATGAGTAAACAGCAAATATCAGATTGGATGGGTAAAATAAATGGCTAAACAACGACAATATCTTTCAGCTTCAAGTCTAAAAAATTTAGAAACATGCAGTTGGCAATACTGGTGCAAGAAAGTCTTAAAGCTACCAGACACCAACAATGATGGCGCTCGTCGGGGCTCAATATGTCACGCGCTTCTTGAATATTTACAAAATGACTGCCATAGGGCAAATTTTGATAGAATCATTAAAGCAGATTCAGTAGATGGAGACATCGCTTGTAAAAGGCTAGTTGAACGACATTTTGTTATCGCTAACATGGATGACAAGTCCGAAGAGAATTTACAGCTTGTCAAAACCATGATAATGATAGGGCTTAAGTGGGACTTCTTCTGTGAAGAAGATGATGGCGAGATAGGCGAAGCCGAGGAAGAGTTCCTTATCGAAAGCGAAGACCCTCCTTATATTATAAAAGGCTATATAGATAAAAACGCAAGCTATGAAAAAGGCAAAAAACTAAAAATCATTGATTACAAAACCAGCAAAAAGAAATTTGATAAAGCTGAACTAGAAGCGGAAAGGCAAGCTATGATGTATACGCTTGCGGCTAAATCTCCTTGGGGCCGTAAGAAATGGCCAAAAGCAGAAAAAGTAGTCTTTAACTTTTTATTTCTGAAACCAGACTTACAGAAAAAAGGGCCAATACAGGAAGTTGAGTTTTCAGAGGATGCGTTAAAAGGGTTTGAAGCTTACGTTTCTTCTGTGTTTTTATTAATTAATGACTTCACCGAGGACGACGCTAAAGCCAATTATGCCAAATACAATGGCAAGCACTGGCTTTGCGGCCCTGCGAAAAGCGGGTGGATATGCCCTTACAATAAGGCATTTGACTACTACGTTCTTCTTGACAAAGACTCAAGTGTGTTAGAAACTAGTAAAAAGAAATCAGACCTTAAGAAATCTAAAGGTCAGAAAATAGAAAAGAGAAATTACTCAGGATGCCCCGCAATACATGGGGAGTCCAACGGTAAAGAAAATTATGACCCATTCGACTTTTAAAGATGCTACCACTTTTTAAATCACATTATTCAATCGGTAAATCAATCTTGACCCTTGAGGAAGAAGGCTCCTCTGTCGAGGATGGCCCTCAATCAATCATCGATCTATGCAAAAAGAATGACATGAAGGAGTTGTTTTTAGTTGACGACTCCATGAGTGGTTTTTTGCAGGGCTACCTAAACAGTGAGAAAGCAGACCTCAAGTTTAGGTTTGGCCTAAGAATTAGAATCTGTGAGGATTCAAATGAAAGAAACGAAGAGCAGAAGAAGAAAACCTCAAAAGTAATTCTGTTCGCTAAAACCAAGGAAGGGTATAAGCGGTTAATTAAAATTTATACCCAAGCAGCACAACAGGGCTTTTATCACGGGCCTAGAACCGATTACAAAACGCTTAAAGACAACTGGAGCAACAAAGACTTATCATTAATGGTGCCGTTCTACGACTCATTCTTACACCTTAACACTCTACATGGTTATATGTGTATGCCTGACCTTAGTTTTTGCGACCCAGTTTACGCGGTAGAAAACAATGACATCCCATTTAATTTTCTTATTCGCAAAAGAGTAGAAGAATTTTGCAAGCAAGATAAGTGCGTCGAAGTGAAAAGCGTTTTTTATAACAAAAAAGAAGACTTCAAAGCTTTCTTAACATTTAGATGCATTAACAAAAGAACCACTCTCGACAAGCCAAATCTAGACCACATGACAAGTGATGAATTTTGCTTAGAGAGCTTCCTTCAAAAAAGCTTGACCTAGCATCAAGTATGATATATTCTTGATATATGAAGTCAGGAATGATTCAAGACGTTAAAGTGGTAGGGAAAAGCTGGGGTACAGAAGAGTGGTTCGCTAACAACGAAGCCGAAGACTATTGCGGCAAAGTCCTGACGATAGTAGAAGGCGAGTCAACCTCAATGCACTACCACGCTGACAAGCATGAGACATTTTTTGTTTTACAAGGCTCTCTAAAGGTCGATTGGATTGACACAAAGCAAGGAGTGGTAAATACCACGATCATCGGTTGTGGAGGCGCTATGGAAATGCCTCGTAATAGACCCCATAAATTAACAGCAAACAATGGTAATGTTAAATTAATTGAAGCGAGCACCTTTCACCGCGACGAAGATAGCTTTAGAGTATACAGATAATGGACGAACATTTACTCAGATACGACAAAGAAAAGACTTACGTCTTTATTGATTGTGAGACACTAAACCTATGCTTGAATAGCTGCCATAACCTTCCTTGGCAAATTGGCATGATCAAGGTCATTAACGGCAAGATCGTTGACCAGAAAGATATCTATATCAAATGGGACACTGACCTTAAAATCAGTGATGATGCCGCTAGGATCACTCGTTACGATCAGAGGAAGATTGATCGGCTTGGCGTAAAGCCAGAGGACACTTTCGGGGTTATAGAAGAATGGTTAGACTCATGCGATTACATTGTGGGTCACAACACTCTAGGGTTCGACGTTTACTTAATTAAGGATTATTATAAATTCATGGGTAAATCCTCCGAACACTTATACCCCAAGTTTATCGATACGAATGCCATCGCAAAAGGAATTAAGATGGACATGCCATACAAAGCTGGCGAAGACCTACTAGAGTATCAATACAAAGCCTACCACACTATAAAGAAAGGCGTTAAAACCAACCTCACCGCCTTGGGTAAAGAGTTTGAGATTGATGTTGATTACAACAACTTGCATGATGCAGTCAACGATCTGATATTAAACATTAAAGTGTGGGACAAGCTGAAGTGGCAGATAGAAATATAATATGGAGAACTTTACTAAATCTTTTGTTGATTACAATCTTGACATTCACGGCGTAAGACTGCCGCAGTTCGAGATTAGTGACGAATACAAGCAAGAAGCTGAAGCGGGTAGTGATTGCAGTAACTATGACTTTTTAAGAAAGCTGTGTCTGAATCGCTTTTCTAAGCTTGGCCTCAAGAAAGGAACGCAAAAGTACGATAAATACGTTAACAGGATTAAGTATGAGCTTGAAACACTTAAAGACTTAGGTTTTATCGATTATGTATTGTTGGTTTGGGATGTTATTAACTTCTGCAAGATAAGTGATATCCCTGTTGGTCTTGGGCGTGGTTCTGCCGCTGGAAGCATAGTTTTATATCTTATTGGTGTTACTGGGATAGACCCGATTGAGCATGATCTATATTTTGAGAGATTCATTTCAAAAATCCGAGCCAAGAAAAAGGAAGTTGACGGGATCACTTATCTCGATGGCTCACTGATGTGTGATGTTGACTTAGACATCTGCTACTACCGTCGCCAAGAGGTTATTAAATACCTTGATGAAAAGTTCGTTGGTAAAACATCAAAAATCTTAACCTTGAATACACTGAGCGGTAAGCTGCTCATGAAAGAGTGCGGTAAGATTGTTGCTGAAAAAAACGAAACCGAAGCAAATGAAGTCTCAAGCTTAATTCCAAAAACCTTTGGTCAAGTAATGGACATTAAACAAGCTTACGGAGAAGAGGAAAAGTTTAAAGCTTGGTGCGATGACAATAAAGAGACTTACAATATCGCCCTAAAACTCAGAAGCCTTATCAAAAATAAAGGCGTACATGCTTCGGCTATATCTCTATCCTACGACCAGATGGAAGACACTTGCCCGTCCGAGCTTACTTCTCAAAAAGACGCGGTAGTTACATCTTATGACGCAGATTGGATTTCGATTTTTAATGTTAAACTCGACCTGCTAGGTTTACGTGGCGTGTCTGTGGTTGATGATGTTTGTAAGCAGGTTGGTATTAAAGTTACCGATATTGATTTAGATGACCCGTTTATTTACAGACAGCTACAAGACTTTAGGTCTCCTCACGGATCATTTCAGATCGAAGCTAACACCAACTTCAAGGTCTGCCAAAAGGTTAAACCGAAGAATTTAGAAGAGCTTAGTGCGGTTCTAGCGTTGGCACGGCCAGGAGCCATGAACTTCACAGATCAGTACGCAAATTATACGAACAATGACGTGTACGAGGCTATCCACCCCTTCTTTGATGATATCCTAAAGGAAACGGGCGGCGTGGCTTTGTACCAAGAGCAGCTAATGAAGATGGCTAATAAGATTGGCTTTACGCTTGATGAAGCGGAAATCTTGAGGCGGATTGTTGGTAAGAAAAAACGCTCAGAGGCGCTTAAGTGGAAGAAGAAGATTAAAGACAAGATTAAAGAAAAAAGCCTTGATGAAGAGATTGGTAATATTCTCTGGCAAATCCTTGAAGACTCAGCTAATTACTCATTCAATAAGAGTCACAGTGTAAGCTATGCAGCTTTAGCAGCTATCACAGTCTACTTGAAATTTAAATACCCGCGACAGTTCTTCCTGAGCTTGCTTAAGATGTCTCGTCACGAGCCAAGCCCAATAGAAGAGATTTCAAAAATCCACAAAGAAATGGATTTATTTGACATTAAACTTTTACCGCCTCACTTAACAAAATCCAATATGGACTTTTCCATTGAGGGTAACGATATCCGTTTCGGATTGCTGTCAATCAAGGGGGTGTCAGATAAGGCTGTCGAGAAAATCAACGATTTTAAGAATGAGTATTCCACAAAATTTGAGGTTTTTGCCGCCGCAAAAGAAGCGAAAGTAAATGTTGGCGTGCTTTCAGCTTTGATTCAAGCTGGAGCTCTCGAAGGATTTAAACAGTCCAGAAGCAAGGTTGTGCTTGAGGCGCAGCTTTGGAACGTGCTGCATGTCAAAGAGAAGAAATTCGCAATGAAATTTGCAGATAAGTTCAATCATGATCTTATTGAGATTGTTAAGCATCTGAAGACTTTTCAAGATGAAAAAGGTAAGATTGTTATCCCTGAATCTAGGTACGAAACCATCAAGAAGAAATACCTGCCATACAAAGAAATTTACGACTTAAACAGTAAATCCGAATTTTTTGCTAACTGGTATTACGAAAAAATGCTCTTGGGATACACTTACAACAAAACACTCAGGGATATCTTTTCAAGTAAGAGAGAAGGGCTAACGTCCGTTCGCAGCGTTAACGGTCTGGCAGAACGCAACAAGGTAGTTTTTATTGGCCAGATAGAAGACTGTTGGAAAGGCAAATCTAAAAACGGCAACAAGTATTACAAAATGGATGTCGCTGATGAGACTGCTACCTCAAAAGTAATGATTTTCAACGACAAGATGGATGATTGCCAGTCACTTAACAATGGGCTCCCACAAAAGGGTCAGATTGTTATTGTGAAAGGCTCAACCGCAGATGGGGTGGTATTCGCTGATTTAATTAGCGTGCAAGACAACAAAGTATATACCAAACTTTCTGAGCTTAAAAGTTGACAAACAGCTTACAAAACCCTAATATAGTTAGATGATTACGTTTTACAAGCCAAACGCCAAAGTGACGGGGGCTGGCTGCTCATTTTATGTAAACGACCAAGGTGAGTTTTTCGCTACTTTTATCAAGCAGAAAACTGCCCCCTCTAATGGTCGCGCTGCTTCCTTTGACCAAAACAAAAAAGCCATCATGAAGCTAAGTCCTACTGAGATTGGCAGTTTTATCAATGCGATCTTAAGGAAGACTGAGGCCAAAGGTTATCACCAAAGCTCTAAACAGGTTGTTACCTTTACTATGGCGGCTTCAACAGGTGAGTATGCTGGCAAATTCACTTGGCAAGCAACCTTCACAGCAAAAGATGACTCAACGAATAAATCATCATTTTTTGTAACGCTTGAATCTAGCGAAGCTATGTTGTTGCTTGAGCACTTTAGATATCTACTGCAAAAGCACTGGTCGATCACCGACAAAAAGTATGCTAATAAAAATTTCGCCAAAGAAGAAGCGAGCAGACAAAAATCTAATAAGCCTCAAGACGACGACCCAGAGTGGTAATGAAAAAAAAGAAAATCCTCATTCAAACCGACTTTGCCCTCGGTAAGACTGGCTTTGGCAGAAACGCTAAAGCCATTCTCTCTTATTTATATAAGACGGGAAAATACGATTTAGTCCACTACTGCTGCGGTACTCCATACTCTGCAATGCAGCACAAAAAGCTTCCTTGGAAATCTGTGGGCTCACTTCCAGATGACCAAAACGAGCTAGCGAGAATTAATCAAGACCCTAACTTAGCAAAACGCGCTTCTTACGGGGAGTATTATCTAGACAGAGTAATTAAAGAAAACGAGCCAGATGTATATATTGCCATTCAAGACATTTGGGGTATCGACTTTGCCATTAACAAGCCTTGGTTTAATAAAATCAATTCAGTTCTTTGGACTACTTTAGATTCACTACCTATTCTGCCCAGTGCTCTTGAAGCTGCCAAGAAAACAGAAAATTTTTGGGTATGGAGTAACTTTGCGGAAAAGGAAATGAAAAAACTCGGCCAAGAACATGTTAAAACTGTTCACGGTGCTGTAGAGCCGAGCACGTTTAGAAAGCTTTCTGACAAAAAACGTCTGACTTTAAGAGCCATCAACGGCATACCTACTGCTGATTTTATCGTTGGTTTTGTTTTCCGAAACCAACTAAGAAAAAGCGTACCAAACCTGCTTGAAGGATTTAAGCTGTTTAAAGAAAAGAACAGAGACATAAAAGCCAAACTACTACTTCACACGCATTATGGTGAAGGGTGGGACATACCAAAACTCGCAAGAGAGTACAATATCCCAGACGAAGAAATTCTAACTACTTACGTCTGTAAAGTTTGTGGCAAATACTCTGTAAACGCTTACAGAGGTCAAGACATAGACTGTCATCGATGCAACTCTAAAAAGTCATGCACAACTACAAACGTAGGACATGGCGTGACTGAAGAGCAGCTTAATGAAGTTTATAACTTAATGGATGTGTATTGTCACCCATTTACTTCTGGTGGCCAAGAAATTCCTATTCAAGAAGCAAAACTTACTGAGTTGATCACCTTGGTGACAAACTATAGCTGCGGTGAAGAAATGTGCGAGCCAGAAGCCGCCTCACTACCTCTAAAATGGAGTGAGTACCGAGAGCATGGCACGGAGTTTATTAAAGCTTCGACACAGCCCAACTCTATCAGTAATCAACTTACTAAAGTTCTTAAAATGAAACCCAAGCAGAAAGAGCTAATGGGTAAGCAAGCGCGACAGTGGGTGCTAGATTATTTTTCTACAGAAGCTGTTTGTGCTAAATTGGAGAATTTTATTGATAACTCAAAAACTGTAGAATACGATTTTGATTTTGAACAGCGCAAAGGTAATCCAGATTATGTAATGCCTGAAATTAAAGATGACAGCGAGTGGGTACTGCACATGTACGGAAATATCCTTAATTATGAAAACGTCGATGAAAATGATGACGGATACAAGCACTGGATGAAAGAGATTGAAAAAGGTGCGTCTAGGGAAAAAATCGAAGCGTATTTTAGGCAAGTGGCGAAACAAGAAGTTAATAAAACAGTCAAGTTTGAAGATACCTTAGACCCAGACGATAAAGGGCGCAGGATTTTGTATTGTATGCCTAAGAGCGCGGGTGATATATTTTTATCAACAAGCTTGTTTAAATCAATAAAAGAAACTTATCCAGACCACAATTTGTACGTCGCCACTGAAGCTCAGTTTGCAGACTTGCTAAAAGGCAACGAGTATGTTCATAGGGTCATACCGTTTAACGAGCAATTTGAAAGCCATTACTTCACTGAAGGCGCGGGAGAAAACGAAGGCTTCTTTGAAATATCGTTTATCCCACACATAACAACTCAAAAATTCCAATCTTACCAACACAACGGTAAAGATATTATCAATTACAAAGATTTAAAATATGCACATCATTGAGTCATACGCAACGCATTGCGGCTTGAGGATCGATAAGCCTTGGATTTACCAAAGCTACTACCCAATGAGTTACAAGCACTATATCACCCTCCAACCTGCGGGTGGGGCAGATGTACGTGATTACGGTTACTGGGATGAAGTGATTCAGTATATTCAGCCTGAACTAGAAAAACGCCAAATCAAAATTGTCCAACTTGGGACAGAAAAAGACCGCGCAATCCCTGGCTGCATTCACACTCAAGGCTCTACTGAGCTTTCTCAAGTGTCATACTTAATTAATGGATCGATGCTTCATCTAGGGGTGGACAGTATTGGTATCCACATGGCTTCAGCTTACGACAAAAAGATTGTTGGCTTGTACTGTAATCAGTGGACTAGATCGAGTGGTCCTTATTGGTCTAACACAAAAGACGTAATCCTGCACGAGCCAAACAGAAACGGCATCAAGCCGAGCTTTTCCTTACAGGAAGACCCTAAAACAATCAACGAAATTTCAGCAGAAAAGGTAGCTCAATCTGTTTTCGATCTACTTGGTATCGATGCTAAAATCCCTTACGAAAGAGTTCATGTTGGAAAAAACTATAATGACATTAATGTTCAAAATGTTCCAACCTCAGTCGCTAGAATAAATGAGCAGCAACTCGCAAACCATCCACTTATTGTAAGGATGGATATAGACCACAATGAAGAAGTTTTAGAAGAGCAGCTAAAACAGTGCGTGTGCGTTGTTTGCTCGACCAAACCAATTGATAAAAACATAATTATGAATTATAAACCAAGAATACAAAACTTTGTTTATTACTTGGATGATAATCATGATAAAGAGTTTGTTGAGTTTCTTCGTAGTAATGCCGTGTCTCATAGCTTACTAACTAGAGATGGCGACGAGAAACTTGAAAAACTAAAGCTGGAATATTTAGACTACGGTTTTATTTTTCGCAAATACATTGACGAAGAAGGCATCGCAACGCTCAAAGACCAAGACCTTTCTAAGTACATGTTCAAAACTAGGAAAAAAATACTAAAAGGCGGCGAATGCTACAATAGCGTTTCAAACCTAACAGCAGAAAGACCTATGGCGTCTGTAAATGATTTTTCTTTTACTGAAATAGTAGATAACCCAGAATTTTGGGATTTTTTGGACGAAACTTATATTGTCAAAAAGCTTGACTCTTAATCAAGGGTAGTCTAAACTTGTATCCATGACTAAGAAAGCAAACGCATTAGTTCGCACCAAGAGAGACGAAGACGGACTAATAACTGAACCAAAAGTTGAGTATTCATTTGACGAAAACGGTTTCATTGATTGGCGTAAAATGCTTAACGATGAATGGCTTTACCCCAACCCAACTAAGTATCCCGCGTCAGCAGATATTTCTAAATTAAAAGACAGTGATCTTTGTGTTCTGTTGCAGGGATACAAAGACATTGCTCAAATTCGAGGCTATACTGACGTAACTTATGATATAATCTCACCTAGCGCAGACTATGTGGTTGCAACTTGCTCGATCACTTGGAAGCCTAACTACGAGACAGAAAATGAGGCAGTTATTTTTTCTGCGATTGGTGACGCTTCACCCGCAAATACAAATGGGTTTGGCGCTCTCTATCTTGGACCTATGGCTGAAAATAGAGCTTTTGTTCGTTGCGTTAGAAACTTTTTGAAGATCGGCATTGTTGGTCGTGATGAGCTTGCTGGGAACGGAAGCCCAACATCAAAAGTCGCTACTGCGCGACAAGCCTCCGTGTCTACGGAAAGCGGGGTATCAACCGCCAACCCTCACGTAGTCCTTTCATCGCTAATGGGCGAGAAAGGTGTGACATTTGAAGCTTTAGTAAAAAGATTAAAAGACGAAGGTTATAACAAAGCAGACAAGATCGCTAGGGTTGAGCAGATTCCTAAGATTAAAACTTTTGAACTTATCGAAAGAATCAAGTCAATTAAGACTTAGGGTAATCAGATTTAACCTGCTCTATAAACGCCGTAAGATTGTCTAGCTTATCTGACCTACCCATGTGATGCTCTGTGATAGCCTCAAACTGTTTTTCCATAGGCCATTGGGAAAGTATTGCTTTTTGGCGCTGCACTTGAACATCTCTATTGCTAATTTCGGCAATTTGATTATCCCACTTGCCTTGCAGTTCTTCGAGTGAAGGTTTGGCGATTGAATTACTATCAGACCAAAATAAGTCGTCATAATTATTGTTCTTAACAACCCACTCATGCTCTGAGTAAAACGTAGATAATATTTTTAAAATGTCCATTAGTAACTTATCCCTTCAGCTTCTATTTCAGTTACAGTCATATATGATCGGGCGATGTCTAATCCGTAAGGATTTGTCTCTGTAGAGTTCCTGTTTAAATAAACCGTGGAAAGCGAACTTTCGGCCCTACCAAGCCGTATGCGCCACGTTTGTGAGTCCGTAGTGCCAGCGGTCACAACGAAGCTTAAAACGGCCATCTGGCCCATTTGTGGGCCAATGAGACCATAGTTCCAGACCCTTCTCGGAGTGGTTTCCAAGTCTTTGTATAGAGCAACAACTGCGGCCCCCCAAAAGTCATTTTCTAGCGATAATTCACAAGAAACAATGAACGTACTGGACGCATGAATCGCTGAAACAGAGGTGCTAGCTATCTCGTAGCCTTGAGTATTATTTGGGGATGTTGTTGGTATTGCGGAGTTAATCCCTAAGTGGTCAGTTATATCTGTTACAGTGTGACCAATTAACCGTCTTGGTTCAGCAGTCAAAGCTGGGGTTACTGGGTCAAAGTAAAGCTTTCCATACCCCAACTCGTTTTGCACTCTTACTTCGTGTCGGCCCAGAGAAGAGTCTAAAAGCGGCACGCTTCCGTTGATAACCGTGGGGCTAGCGGCTGTAAAAGTTGAGGCGATTTCGTTTTGAAATTTATCAACAAATAAAACCCCACTTACTTGGTTCAAATTTTGCCCACTTATAACAAAGCTGTCATTCAATAAACCGTAAGAAGGTGTTATTGAAGTACCAGAGGGCTTAGAAATAAATTGTATAGTTGATGACATGTTATGGTGATGCGGTTAAAAATGTAAACGACCCACTTTCACCAGTATAAGAAAAAGCGCTTAAATCAATGCTTACTGAGTGAGTCTGGTAATTATAATTATCGTTACCAGTGTTTGTAAAAGTCACAAACGGATGTACTAATCCTGACTGTAAAAAACTACCGCTTGTTATTGTTTTGGTTTCCGAACCGTCAGACAAACTTAAAGAATAAGCGTTCATTAAGTTATTACCACTAATTATTATATGGTCTGTGTTTGTCACCCTAGTTCTACTAACTCCTATTATAGAATTTGGATTCCCAGAAACGGTGACAGAATCATAATTAGGTATATTTATAAGTTTATCTGAAAATGTTTGTATACTGTTGAGTGCTCCACCTTCATGAATAGAAACCAAAAACGGAGAGCCGTTTCCAATCATTCCTGCATTTATGGTGGCTGTTATCTTAGTGATCCCAGTTGCTATACTGTGCGATAATGAAGAATTGTTTAGTGTTGCAGAGCCATATTCCCTAGCTGATTTAGGTGTGTACGAAGTGGGAGAGCTTACAATGTATTTACCTGGGACGTTAGAAACTCCTGCACCCCTAACTTTGTCATTTCCATTGATACCAACCAAAGCTCTAGCTTGAGCAGCGTTAATTGCGTCTACAGTCACCTGCTGTCCAACGACAAAGTTGGTTGTTGACAGCCCCGTTATCGTCGGCACTGGATAGAAAAAGGTGGGAGAAGTAAAAGTTCCTGTCGTACCACCAGTATACCCGCTAATGATAAGCTTAGACCTGACTATCCCTCTCGGAACACTGACTTCATTACTGTTTAGGCCAGTAGTCACAGAAGTACCTTCTACATGAGTTTGATCAAAACCTGAAAATAAAACTTTACAATTTTCTACCTGACTACCATTAACTGTTACAGTATCTTGGAATTTAGCGGCTCCTGTTGAAACGTTAGAAATGTATGGAGAAACTATTTTTAAATTATTAGTAGTTACGGCTTCATCCGTAATTGTTTGGTTATAGTTGCCGCTAGAATAAAAACCGCTTTGGTTTTGAAGCTTAACTGGTAATCCGTTGATTGTCGCGGTAGGCACAGCAAAAGACAAACCAGAAGAACCGCTATGCACTAGGTCAGTACCCTCCAAGTAAAGCTCTTGAGAAAAACCAGATACAACGACCCTATTTACTATGTCTAGTGATTTACCCTGCACAAAACCAGACTCACCGAAACGCAAACCAACACTAGAGCTATTTAAATCTAACGCTCCTTCTATTGGCGGCTGGCTTGCTGCTATTTCGGCTGTAAACTGCCCACCTTTTGTTTTTATAATAACATCACGACCAGAGCCTACCGTGATATCTTGAGGCATTGTGAACACAACAGAGTTTTGTGACTCTGAATAAAATTCAGCGCTTAAATTATCAACAGTAACCCCAGTGGTTTGATGAAGGTAAGAGCCTTTTACTAGAACGTCTTCGCCCCACTGCGCTGATGTTTTGTTTAAACCAGAAAAAGTTGGCTTACCGTAAAATCTATACTGACTATCTCCAGTAACATAGTTTATGCCATTGAAAACGATTAAATCATTCAAGTCAGGTAAACAGCAAGGGACTGTTATTCCTACTTGAGTGAAGTCAGAATTGTAAGAACCAGTTTGGGTCGGAACTTGATTGCCAGTATTATTGAAAAACACTGCTGTAGTATCTGGATAAAGATTAAATCCAGTAACAGTTAAAGTTTGCCCTTCTGTGATTCTTTTATACATATCTGTCTACATTTAGTGTTCCGCTTCCTAAAGTATGAAGCCCCAAAGCTGTTGTGAACGACCCGCTTTCATGCCTTAAGACGTATGACCCAGCATCAATTATCCCAGACCAAGCATCTGAAACATACGGGAAGAAAGTTACCTTCCCGTATTTCTGTTCACCATTTTCAAATTTCAAACAAGAGACATCTAGCGTTGTTAAATACCCAGTACAGCTAGACTGTAAGGTGGCTACAAATTGAGTTATAGAGCTTGCTGCTGGTGATATTTCTCCAGTTGTATTATATATCTTCCTGTTTCTGTCAAAAGTAACTTGAATCGATGTTTCTGGACAAGTGGTAGTTACATTTGCTCCAGTATAGTTACCGCTAATTTGCGGATTGTAACCAACATAGTATCGCTTACTTACGTAACCAGTTGCGCCTTGGTAGTAAGCTGACCCATTGTAACCGCTAAACGTAGTAGAATAGCTGGTTGTGTTATTGTTTATATTGTAAGATGTTGAGGCGCTGTTTAACTCGTCTATCACCACGCCGCTTGCATTAAAGTGAGATAGCAGTGGTGTTAGGTCGGTCAAAGCATTAGAAAGGCTAGTGCCTGTAGCAATTATAGCCCCTAAAGAAAACTGACCAGTTTCAACGCCAGTCGCTTGAGTATATGAGACTGTTGTAAAGTTTCCATATTTGCCTGACTGCGTTGAGTTTGTTGTGTTAATTAAAGTATTTAATTGCCCTGAAAACGCCGTAGATTGGTTACACGAAGCACTACTACTACTTGTAACGCTGCTGCTCGTTGCGCTGCTTGAGGTTGGGCCAGTTGAACTGCTTGTCGTGCTGCTACTGGTGGCGCTACTTGAACTTGGGCCAGTTGAACTACTTGTCGCGCTACTGCTCGTCGCGCTGCTTGAAGTTGCTCCCGTGGGTGGTCCTGTATAATCGCCTGAAGTACATCCTTCTCCGCTTGTATCAGCAAAATTAAAATAATTCTCTCCATAGTCATACGAGGTGGATGCTACTGCAAAAGCGTGAATCAATGGAGCGCCGTTAGCATAGCCAGAAGGTTGCCCAGAAAACATTATGCCTACATTAACCTTCGTAGAGGCCCCAGCTTGACCTGGCGTTCCATAGTAAAAAACACCACTAGCTTCTCCTAATTGCACTCCAGTGCTGTTGTATGCGTCGTCAGTGTGTGAAAAGCCTAATCGATAATTAGCGTTTGAAGAGTCACTTTGGTCAAACTTATAAACCTTACCAGCGATATCTCCGCTACAATCATTACGCCATCGTAATGTAAATGATGGATTATGCTCCCAGCCATCACTAAAAGAGCCGCTATACTCAAATTTATCCTGACCGTAGCCGTTGTCAGCAATTCTTACTAAAATTGTTTCGTGTGGGTCAGGCATTTTAGCAGTATCCGTAGAAGTATCCAGTTTCGGTTAAGTTCACGATCTCTCCAGTAGTAAAGTACGAGGGATCACCAGTGGTGCAGTATTTTCTATTGTCTTGTATTTCCCCGCTTATTAAGCTATTTACCGCACTAATGCTCTGCCCAGAAAAAGTCAAAGTGCTGGAGCCTGTAGCTGATCCAGTAACCACAGTAAAACCGCTAGTTAATGAATGCTGACCAGTCCACCCAGACGGGTAAAGCAAGTCGATACCAGAGTTAAATACATTATGCCAAATTTGGCTAGTTGTATCTTCTAGTTGAGAAGTTGCAAACGGAAACGAAATACCGCTTGAATGGCTTACGCTTTCAAAATTATCACTTATGCCAGTAGAAGTAGAAAGCAAGACGTACCCAGAGTAAGCTCCAGAGCTTGAAATTTGACCGCTTATGCTTGTTAAGTTTTGCGCTGGATCAAAACTAGTAGCAGAAATACTCACCACTTCACCAGTGCTAGCCGAACCTATTATACCAGAGGTCACTCCAGTTAAAGATATCACAGAGCATTCAAGATTTTGGGTTCCAGTATATGAGTTGTAGTCTGCTTGGTTTCCACTTCTTAACGCAGCTATCAAAGGTAAAGCCAGTGGGTCTCCAGCGACTTGACCAGTATACGTGCCAGTAGAAGTAAAGGTAGACTCTTGATTTGTGGTGGAGGTTGATTGCCCAGTGATTGAGCACACCCTTGAGTCTAAGGAGTAAGCAAACTCGGCACTATATTCACCGTATTGATCTTCGCTATAAATGCCGCTGTTAAATTTATTAAGAGCCTCAGTTTGAGAGCTTGAGGCGCTCATGCTAAAGCCTTTTACGGTATATTCGTTTGTAACGTTTTTAGAAACGATTGACTTTTTACTTAAATTAAATGTAACATTACCGCCAGTTATTACGCCACCAGAAAATGTAACTTGAACCCTGTCGCTTTCTTCGGTGGTGCTAAACTCAAAACTTTCTCCAGATAAAGCCGTCGTTAATTCTTCAGAAGTTGGTTTTTCTTGGACATACCTAAAGCCACTTGAAACATGATTTTCAAACCCATACCCATGAGATACTGAGTCTTGAATTTCAACAAAATTACTTCCAGTGAAAGATACTCCGCTTTTCGTGACAATAACGTCATGAATGCCCGTAGCTAAACCGCTTATAGAAACGATTGCTTGGCCACTAGTGCTAGTAAACGAGCTTGGCGTTACTTCTACAGCAGTTTTTGATCTATAGATTATAGAATTTAAATTATTTAAACCAGAGCCATTTATAATTACATTATCTGTACTGCCAAGGTTAGCTACTATTTTTTGGCTTGGGAATACGAAAAAGTCCTGACTCTTATCAGAGCCACTGATCTCTCCAGAAGTAACATATTTAGAATCACTTATTGCTGATAATCCAGACCGTAAATCTAAATGTATGAAATCATCGTGCTCTCCAGTAGGAACAGTTGCAGAAATGCCAGTGTTCGTATTTGTGAAAGAAAGGTTAATACCTGAACCCAACCTAACACCAGTTACTGATGTAAATGCGTTACCAAAAATTGTTATCGTACCCCCGCCACTAGGAACGATGGTAAAATCATTTATTCTTGATACTGGTACAAATTTATCTGTAGTTTCGGTTTGTATGCCTGACTCGTTACAAGTAACAGTGACGGCGGCTTGCTTTACGTTTAGATCGCCAGTGTACTCAACAGTAGCAAATGCAACAAAATTATCTGAGCCCCCCAAAGCTGAAGCAGTCATGCTACTCAACCTAGTTTCAGAGACTGTGTAATCACCAGTAGTAAAACCTGTTGGGCCTCCGCAGTAGCCACTTTCGTGGCCACTAACCACGACACCAGAAGCTTGAGCTAAAGAGCTTCCTGTGGCGGTTATAACACAAACGCCAGACGCAGTATTAACATCCGAAAATGTTACAGCACCAGTAGCACAGCCAGAAAGGGCGGTGTCAAAAAATCCAGAAGTATTTATTATTCCGCTAAGACTGCCGTAAGCCCCATCGTCGCCATCTCCTGTTGCCGTGATATCAAAAACTTCAACAGAGTTTTCTTTTTGAAATACAACTTTATCATAAGTAGCGGTCTGAGGAACAAGCGCGTCAATTACACTTTGAGATACTTTATTAAAATTAGCTTGACCACTACCGAACTTAACGCCAGTCACAGAAGTAGCATTGGTTATTTCAAACCTTACCGAATCTCCTATGTTTCCGCTTACTGACATTAGGGTATATCTATTTGCGGGCCGACTGTTAGGCTAGATGAAGACACTTCCCCATAAGGCGTAACAACTTTTACTGGGCCGCTTTGCGCGAACCTTGGTACTTTTACTTTTATTTGTGTCGAGCTTCTTTCTGTGAATTCGTTGGTCCGAATTGTGTTATTAAAATAGACCGCAGTTGCTTGATCTAAATTATCGCCCACAATAGTTAAATCTGCGAGAGTAGAAACTGGGCTTGGGCTTGTGCTGGTTATTGTTGGCTCCGAGCCATATCCATTCTCTTCAATGTTTAAAGTAGAAATGACCTTCTCTCCAAAGTTGATTGATATGTCTTTACTTTGAAGTACACCCTTAACGCTCCAAAGCGTTGACTGTCCTCTTATGCCTATGTCAACACTGATCTCTTTACCCGTGTGAGGTATCGCTTCAAGAATGTTGTAAGTATCCAAAGATAAGCTTTTTACTTTTTCTCCGTATCTATGCTCAACTGGCGCAATTCCACTTATATTATACAGCGGCGTAAAATTGTGAGACTCATCATAGGATACTGAGGCTACTTTGCTTGTAACATCCATACCCTGAAGGGTAATCGTCAAATCTGACATTTTATACCAATCCCAGTCTTGATCTGGTAAGATTGCTGGAGAGAATGTGCCTTGTAAGTCTTCGTAAAAATTAAACGAGGTATTTACCTGTAAAATCCCGTGAGGGCTGGCACTCCAGCTATACTGATTAAGGTAGCCAGACTGAATTGTTGTACCCCCCACGTCTATGCTGAAGACGTTTTGGCCTGGCTTCGCATTGGGCATGTAAAAGGGGTCGCCACTGTTGGCGTCCACGTAGTAATTCAAGCTAAGAGTACCATTAAGACCATTTGTGGCTACATAGTTGTCTCCGCCAGCACGATTAATACGGGTAGATTTAGTGAGTTCGTTAGAAAACGACAAAGAAGCAGAATTAGCCAAAATTCCACTACCATTCACCTTTAGGCTGATATTATTATAATTATAGTAATCTGCCATTACCCTTATACCTTTATCCTACATATTTACACCAAGATTTTTTATTTTTTATCGCTAAAACGTGTAAAATAAGGTAAGGAAAAAGGATATGGGTTCTATATATGAAATATCAAGCTGGTCTGGGGGTACAGCTTCGAAAAATGAAGTTTATCTTCATAATAGCAATCACTTCTATAGTTTAGAGAGCTCAAACACTCAAACACCATCTGTGGGCGCATCAAAGTGGGGCGGTATGACTACTTTTGACAATAAAGAAGTCCCTCATTTCTTTTGGATTCCCAGCTACTCGCCAACGATCTCAACCGAACCATCTGTTAGAACTCTCAAGTTCGGAGATGGGTACGAGCAAAGAACCCCAGACGGTATTAACACAAATCTTCTCAAAATCTCTCTAACCTACGATAACAGAGACGAAGCTGAAAGTACGGCAATCGCTCATTTTTTAAACGAAAGAGGCGGTTCTGAAGCTTTTGTATATTTGCCGCCCTCTCCTTATTCCTCAATGAAAAAGTTTATTTGTAGAAAATGGGATGTTACGATGAATTTCGATAACAATTACTCCATTAAAGTAGACCTAGAAGAAGTAGTGGAATAAAATGGAAATTTCAGAGGCTAAAAATTCTCTAAAAAAGGTTACTAGGGACGCATCTTCGCTTACCCCTACTGCAATAGTGTCTTTATTTGAGATTGACATTACTGACTTACTCAAAAACAATGAAAGAACTTTGTTCTTAGAAGGGAGTGGTTCAAGCGCTTACACAACAGACGGTAAAACTGTTTTACGATTCCACAACAACATTAAACTATTCCAAAGCTCTATTCGTTATAATGGAAAAGCGTATTTTGCCGCCCCAATCCAAATCACTGGGTACGAAGTAAACGCAAAAGGTTCTCCACCGAGACCAAAGATGTCGATATCTATTGATCCAGAAGGCTTGTCTCAAGAAACGCAAAATAGAGTTATTTTTATCAAAACTGCGATAAGAGACTTAGATGACCTCGTTGGGTCAAAAGTAACAAGGATCAGAACGTTTGTTAAATACATAGACAGCGAGAACTTCTTTGAAAGCGACGGAACAACTTTACTAAGCAACACTGTTAACCCGCCAAAAGGTTTTGACCCAGACCCAAACGCTCAGTTTCCTCCTGATGTTTATTTTGTTGATAGGAAGTCAGCAGAAACCGCAAACGTTTTGGAGCTAGAGCTAGCTTCTCCATTCGATACTCAAGATTTAAAATTACCAGCCCGCATTGTAAACGATTTTACTTGCCCTTGGACTTACAGAGGTGAAGGCTGCTGCTATGAATGGTCGCAGCAAAAAAACGCAGTTGACTCTGTTTATGGAAAATCCAACGAAAGCGAGGGCAATGTTGCACACGAAAATTCTAACTTAGATTGTAAAACAACAGCCAACCCAATACCAAACGGTAGCGTGGCAAACCCAAATGGGGCTGCTCCACCAGTAGCTACGTACAATAACGAAATTATCAACGCAGCGATTGACGGTGAAGTATTATTTAACGTCACGAATGGACAAGACGAATGGAAGGCTAATACCGTCTACAATAAAGGAGATTCAGTTAGAGTTAAAATTAAAGGTGTTAATTACTACTTTGTTTCTAAGGTAAATGCCAACTCAGGAAAAGCACCACCAAACGAAAACTTTTGGGTTGCTGATCAATGCTCAAAAACAATTGAGGGCTGTAGACTGAGATGGGCGAACAATCCAGAGCTAGGAACACTAGAGGGGCCATTGCCTTTCGGTGGGTTCCCGACTTCTAGGAGGGCAATAGATTGATTTTAAACACTGACATCAAAAAACAGATTAAAGCTCAATACGATAAAGAGTTTCCCAAAGAATGCTGTGGCCTGATCGTCTCTAACAAAGGTTCGCTTTCCTGCGTGCCTAGCAAAAACGATTCTATAGAAGAAGACTTCTTTAGGGTTAATCCAAGAGATTACTTAAAAGCCTCAAATCTTGGGGAGATTGTTGCCGTTTATCATTCTCACACCAACGGCAATCAAAACTTTTCTGAGTTTGATAAGTTTAACAGTATAAATCACAATATCACATACGTGATGTACTGCCCCGAAAACAATTCGCTATTGCAGTTCTCTCCTTCTTGCGGCGATTTTAACAACTATATAGGAAGAAAGTTCGAAATAGGAGAATCAGATTGTTACTCCTTAGTCAGAGCTTTCTATGAATCTGAACTCAAAACAACTTTAGGTCACTACTATAGAGATCAAAACTGGAGAAGCTACTTAAGCGATCTTTTTGAGAAACATTTTGAAGAAGAGGGGTTTTATGAAGTAGACGAGTTAGATAGATATGATTGTGTATTATTTAGCAACGGAAAGAATAAACCGTGCTCTCATATCTCTATTTATTTGGGCAATGGGTTGATTCTGCATCAGCCCGAAAAGAGTTACTCCAGAATAGAATCCTTAACTGGCAGACACTTAAAACTAATTAAGAAAATCATTAGGCACAAAAATGTCACAGCTAACTAAAATTACATTTCACGGAAATCTAGCAGAAGCTTTAGGTAAAAAACACTTTGAGCTTAAAATAGATAACGTAGCCGAAGGTTTGCGGGCTGTTGATATCGTCTCCAAACGTAAGCTTTCTAAGGCTATCCTTGAAAACGAAAAACAGAACATTAAATACAAAATCTTAACAGATGAAAAGCCGCTTTTTGCCGAGGATGTTAATGAAGTTGAAAAGTTAGTTGATTCTGAATTGTTCATAAACAAAAACTACAAAACAATTGACATCGTTCCTGTGTTAGAGGGAGCAGGTGGTGATGCTAAAGATATTGGCTTGGTTATAGGTGGTGGCTTAATGTTCGGGATTGGCTTTGCAATGGAAAGCTCAACCATGATGATGATTGGAGCGTATGCGTTTTTAACAGGCATGAGTAATCTGCTTGCAGAGCCCCCAGAGTTTGAGGACTTCAGAGAGATACAGCAAATCAACAAAAGAGAGTCTTACCTCTTTAACGGCCCACTGAACACATACAACCCAGGCGGTCCCGTACCTTTGGGTTATGGCCGTATTATGGTTGGGTCTTTAACAATTGCGTATTCGCATGAGCATAAAGACAGAAAAATTTACGAGAACGGAGAGTATTACAGCTAATGGCTACAGATAAAGTACAAGGCGTTTATTTTGACGATACCGAAGTTAGACACATGTCTACTACGACGGGTTACGTCGTTGATTTAATTTGCGAAAGTGAAATATCTGGCCTAGTCTACGAAGACTACAAAGACAACGGGTCAAACGTAGCGGGAACAATAGGTTATACGGCTGGATTAACCACCAAAAGCTTTGCTACTGACCCCGACGTAGGACAGTTAAGCTCTATCTATTGGAATAAAACCCCAGTTTACGACAAAGACTCTAACAAATTTAACTACAACAATGTAGACCTAATTACTGATCAGCAAACTATTTCTCAAGACGGTCTGAACTCCAGAAGGTTAGTTCAAATCAACGAAAAGCTTAGAGGCTTAGAGAGAAAAACTGGAGACACAATTGAGTTTGTAAAATACTATCGCTACTATACAATTAGAAATAAATACTGCAACAAAGCAATAGTTAATCTAAGAGTAAATTCATTAGGAGAAATAGATAGAAACGCAGGCACAGCGAGTCAACCTAACGAAAAGTACGGAGAGCTTTTAGACGCCGAGGTAACAGTAGTTATCGAGTATAGAGCTAAATACGCATTAGGTGCTGAACTTTTTTACTCTACCCCAACTCCAAGCCGCACTGAGATAAAAGGAGCTTTATCTTCGCCCTACGCAAAAAGCGTAGAAATAGAACTGCCTATAGATCAAGCAAAACTGTCAGACACTAGAGGAGATTTTATTGGCTGGGAGCTCAGGATTCATAAAAGAACAGAAGAGCCAACAACACCAGACGTAAGAAACGAAGTCTTTGTAGACAACATTGTTGAAGAAACTCAAGACAAATTTATCTACCCCAAAAGCTATGTCGTAAAAAATACTTTTGACGCAGAGAATTTCTCTCAAATCCCAGAGAGAGCTTATGACATGCGTCTAACAGAAGTTAAAATTCCCAGCAACTATGATCCGATCACAAGAACTTACTATCAGGATTGGGATGGAACTTTCTCAACAGAGAAAAGCGCTACATACGGAGCTTCCGCGCAAACAAGCAGACCGCTAGGTAGATACTGGACAGACAACCCAGCTTGGTGTTTTTATGATTTAATTACAAATAAAAGATATGGCCTCGGTAAATACGTAGACACTAGCACCCTAGATAAATGGACTCTGTACGAGATTGGAAGATACTGTGATGAGCTAGTCGAAGACTACGATAACGGTTTAGAGCCAAGATTTAGCTGTAATATTATTATACAATCACGCGCTGATGCTTATCAAGTCCTTAATGATATGGCGAGTGTTTTTAGGGGTATCGTTTATTACAATGGTGGTAATCTGTTTGCAGTACAAGACTCTCTTAAAGACCCCATATTCCAATTCAATAACACAAGTATTGAAAATGGTGAATTCAAGTATTCTAGCACCAGCGCTAAAGTTCGTCACACCGTGGCTATCGTCAGATACAATGACAAAAATAACAAGTTTGAACCAGCGGTTGAATACGTTGAAGATGTAGATGCTATCAGAAAGTATGGTATCAAAGAAAAAGAAATCTCAGCTTTTGGTTGTACCAGTAAATCTCAAGCCAAGCGTCTTGGTCGCTGGATTCTAGCTACTGAGTCCAACGAGACTGAAACGGTATCATTCACATGTGGCCATGAAGGGGCCATACTGCGTCCAGGGGACGTTTTTGAGGTCTCCGACTCTAACAGGAGTATGACTCGTCGTGGAGGCAGAATACAGGCTTTAGAGCGCACAAGTGACTCCACTTTCAAGATTGCTTTAGACTCTCAATTAAAAGGCGGCAAAAGTTGGGATGGTAATAACTTCATTACAAATGATAATCTTGACTCAAAAAGAGAGTACAAGCTGACACTTTCCACGCCTACTTATTATTACGACACATCTCAGGTTAATCTAACCCAGTCAGACCAAACCAATGTAATAAGAAACAAGCAAATCCAAACATTTGAT